ATATTCATGATGAGTATGAACCAGATAACTGGTCTTTAAAATTAGAATACTTTGAAAGTTACTTTAATGAAGACAATGAATATATACAGGCAGGTTAATTATGGCATTAATATATAACTATATCCTGGGTTACGAGACAGAAGGAAATACTTGGTTTCATAATATTGAGGCTGAGGAATTCTTTATGGATAATAAAACGGTTTATAATCCAAAATATGAAGAGTATATATCTGAGTACCAGGGTGACGGTATCTATTTGACAGATGCTGAGAGATTGATTGACTCATTTAATGAAGCAATTGAAACTCTAAATGCTAAAGAATTAGAAGCCGTTCGTCAACAGATGATTAGGTTCAATGAAGCACTAGACAATGTAATAAGGGATAGAGAAGAATGAGACACGGAGATATACATAGAAAAGAACATCACTTTATTGTAAAAGCATGGCTTGATAAAGATGACAAAATCAATTTTGATTTAGACATGGAGAATGTTGAAGTATTCTATCCAACCCCAGTTTTCAATATGGGTACGGGTGAGTGGATCAAATTAGATAACGAAAAGATTATGGCAACAGATACAAGAATGTTACAACTACTACAGGAAAAATTGGAGATAACTAATGGCAACTAAAAAGGCTGCAGTAAAGCTAGACAAAAAGACAGAGCAAGAGCAATTGATTCAAGGAGCAATTAATGGAAATTATAGCTTATTGATTCCATGTAAGGATGCGCAATTTGTTTATGTAAGAAACCCAATCACAGGTAAGATTTCTCACTTTGAAACTAATAAGCCTGAGTTTGTTTCTTGCATTAAAGAACTAGCCGATCTTGGGTTGAACGATAAGTTGGAGAAAGACTTCTATGATTTGGGTGCGCTCAAGGATGAGAAATGGCTCCAGGTTTTGGATTTCCTAAGAGTACAGGAAGCGTTGGTATTTTAATATGAAAATAAATGGAGATGAATTGCGCATAAGGATAGAAAAGCTTTTGCCTAACTGTTCTTTTGATGAAGACAATGAAGGTCAAGTTATTATTTATACAAACCTAAAAGAAACAACAAACGGAAACTACAAGGAGATGAAATGAATAAGCAAAATATGCAAAGATTGATTGATGCAATCAAGTTTGATGGACAAAAGAAATTTAATATGCAATTGTTCATCGGCAAACTTGAGAGTGAGTATCAAATTAAAGAAGTATTTGAGCATGGTGAATTAGCTAGTATTTATAAGCCAACTCGGGTTAGTTATATTGAAGAGGGTACAAGTATGTTTAATTGTACTTCAATGGGTTGTATTGCAGGTTTTGCTTCAGCTTTAGCTAATGACTGGAAAGCACCTAATTGGTTAGCAGAAGACAATGCTTCAGCACATGTAGGCATGTTTGAAAAAGAAGCAAATGAATTTCTTGGGCTTACATATGAAGAAGGAAGAAACCTTTACTTTGCAGATTCCAAAAGCATTTGGAAATGGTTGCAGTATGCAGAGGAAGCTAGGTATCCAGAATTGTCATTGGAAGATTATAATTCAATAGATGATGCTTACGATGAAGGTGATATGCAATGGTGGGATGATGATTTGTATGCAGATTTCAGTAGCATTGATTATCTTACAGCCGTAGATGTATTGACTAGAATTATGAATGAAGAAATTGGTTTGGCTAACTGGGATAATGAACCTCATTATATTATGAAAGAAGCGGTAGTGTTGTGATACATAAATATAATAATTACTGGAGAAGTATGGTTAAAGGTGCACTTGGGTGTGATGATGACTATGCTGATATTCTTTTGAATTATCAATACACTGTTTCTAATGGCATAGATTCATCAGAAGCTACAACTGCAGAATTGAATAAGTATTGGAGATCAATCCATAAGATGTATCAAGAAGATCAAAAGGAGAATAGTAATGTCAATTGATGAGGACAACTATCCCGAAGGATTAACAATAGTTAAGGCTAGGGAAATGACTGAGTTTGAAATGCAGAAGGAAGGTTGGTCTTTGAATATGAACAAAGCTCCGATTGCACTTGTGCTTTCAGATCAAAGTGTACTTTACCCTTCTCGTGATGAAGAGGGTAATGGTCCAGGTTGTATGTTTGGTAAATCATTGGGCGAGGATGGGGATACGGTAACGAATTTCTATTTAATGCCGTAACCGATAAGAGTGCAAGTTAACCTTTAAAAACGAAAATAGAGCCCAACAGGGCTGAATGGAGACATTTTAAAATGGCTATTGAATTGAGTGATTTAGACAATGATATGAAGGTGATGGATTACATTGTTTCAAATCTTTTGAAGCAGGGTGAGAAATCACAAGAGAGTTATTATAATTATGATACTGAAGAATATGAAAGCAATGGAGATTGCGCTTATCGTGGTTATATAAGAGATGATCAGGGTACAGTTATTGATGCCCTTAAGTGTGCCGTTGGTCATATTATTGATGATGATATTTATGATGATCAATTGGAATCACAAACTGTTGATAATACACATGTAATTGACGCTGTAAAACTATCTTGTGAAAACTGGGAGTTTACAGATAACTCATTGGGTATGTTAAAAGTCCTTCAAAGGATTCACGATATGATTGAGCCTGAGAAATGGGAAAGTAATTTCCTTTATGTCAGAAGACAGATTCTAGATGAATTTGATGGTAGATCAATAATGAGTTCAGAATCAGCTACGCCTTATGCTCAGACATTAACAAGGTTTAAAGATCAACTAGATTTGAATGAATATAACTTAGGAAACTATCCTATGTTAGAGCTGTAATTATCATTAGGAAAAACTAATATATCAACAATATTTTTATCATATATAAAAGGGAACAAATGGCATATAGTCCAGAGTCAAGGAAAGTGAAATACGAAAAGAAAAAAGCTTTGATGAAGGTTGATCCTGAAGCTCGTCTTGCGATAAATCGTAAGAGAAATGAATCAAGAAAAACCAGAGTTATCAAGAAATTATCACAAATTGGTTTTGATGTTTCAAAGCTAAATACTGGTATTTGTTGTTATGTTAATTGTGCGACTAAACTAAGTAGGTATAATCAAGACTATTGCTGCGGTTCGCATCAAGCTAAGGTTATGAGAGATGGGTTTAGTCGTATTATGGAATGCGATAACACATACGGATTGGGTTTTAAAAAGGAGGAGTTTTAATGACATTTGAAATGGTTAGAATTGGGTTAGGAATTATCGGTATCTTTATTATGATTTTATTACTAGGGAGTTAAGTTGAAGACAATATTGGCATTAGGAGTTGGCATATTTGCTGGCATTCAGTTTCATATTCATGTGGTTAGAAGAGCAATTGAAAAGCATGATCAATACGGAACTCAATGGAAAGAAGAGTATAAATGGAACAGGGAATAACTAAGACAATGGCTATGGATTTAACCCTTGAAGAATTAGAGAAAGGTGTTGGAACGGTTAAGGGTTTTATTGAGGATATGGAGTATTCCAGGATCGGGATTATTATAAAAGATCACCCTGACTTTGAGCAAATCTATAAGATCCTTGATAACCTCAAAATCCTTGTCCAGCAATGGAAAGAGGATTATCTTGATTAATAGCCAAGAGATGGAATGGGTTATTAGGATACTATCTAAATTAGAAGAGGGCTATGTTGATAGACCAGCATGGCATTATACAGAAGTTAAGAAAATAGTGGAACGAATGAAATTAATCATTGAAAAGGACCAGGTGGCAAAAAATGACTAAGGTTAAATACAAATCTGACGCAGTGCATATGGCTCGCATATTTGTTGCGGGAGTAAAAGCCCTTCAGGATATAGAAACAGGTACGCTTTATTATGATGTTTGTGATGAGTGTGAAATGTTGTTAGATGAGAATGAAATGGGGTATGGGCATGAGTGCCAATAGTGTTATGGAATTGTATGGGAACTTCCCTTTGAGTGTTTTAAAAGCTGGGGAAAAGGTTCTGGTTTATTGTAGGAAATGTAATGCAGAATTGGAACTGGATGAGGTTATAGATCATATGGTATCTACGGATGAGAACCCAGGTGGGCATAGTGTTCACTTTACGATTGAGAAGGGATAAGGATATGACTACGGATCTGTTTCTAAAAATGGTTGCCTCATACTTCATGATATTTGGCGGGGTATATCTATTTGTTACTATGTTAAATCTTATAGAGGATTATCTCAGAGAGAAGAGACTGTTGAAGACTCTGAATAGGATTGAATCTAAGGTAGACCAATTACCTGGAGTAGATCAAGATAAGGAAGATGAATGGTGGACAGCTATTAGATAGGGATTAGCCCTTGAATAGCCTACCGTATACCTAAATTGTTGTGAAAAGCGCTCAATAAAGGTGTAGAATCTATTAAATACATAGGTGTTTTATAGTAAAACCATGTAAAATAAGGGAAATATACCCTATTTCCTTAGGATTTTTGTATGCGACATAGAATGAGACCCTATATGACCCCCTATAAAGGTTCTGAATACATTAATGTATATATTCCCCAAAAATTAAATGAACATACTCATCAAAACTTTAGTGTGATATATCACAAGGATATTAGTGAAAGATCATGTCCAAGAATTTGTAATTGAAATCGGGGAATGATTAGGTGTGACTAACAGGTTAGGTATCTACTCTAGTACTAGATACAAATTACAATGATGTAATCCCCAAAAATATAAGTTGGGTAAAAGACCCCTCATAAAGGTAAAGGTTTATCTAAAAGCATAGGTAAGCCTTTACCTTTTTATTTATCTCCAGCGGTGTAAGCTTACAGCGCTGTAATCTTACAGGGTTGTAAGCTTACGCTTCCATAAAGTTAGTATTGAAAATAGGATTAGGATAAAGGTTCTGATTTGGATTAGAAAATACATACTCAATTAGATAAGGAAGTGGTGTAAGTTTACACGGGTGTAATCTTACAAAAATGTAAGATTACACCCGCCCCATAACTTACTGGCATGTAAGCTTACACAAGGGTAAGGTAAAAGAAGCCCGCTGCGAACAGCGGGCTTCTCTTACAGGTCTGTAAGTTTGGGGTTACTTACGCAGTACCTGTGGTGTGCCATCAAGCGACCAGGCAATAGTGACCTTGGTCTTTGCTTGTGCGCCTGCTTGGCGGATGGTTGCCGAGACCCGAGCCTTGTCGGTCTTTGCGGTTGGCTTGGTGACATCCACCTTCATGGATGACACGCGGATGGCTTTGCCCTTGCCCAATTTGGCGATGGCGTTCACCAGTTCTGCGGGTACAGATGACCTGCGCCCACGGGGAATGAAATCCATATCCCCTTCATCAATGAACTCAAAGTCCATAATTTACCTCTCCTGTAAGTTTTCACCGCCTAAGCGGTTGTCATTGCGGTATTGCTTTGACAACACTCAGATTAGTCCAAGCCCTAACCCATTGATACTACCTAACCCCGATAAAACCCTTATCCCATAAGGGCTTTAGTGATATATCAAACCTTTATCAAGGTTTTGATAACTTACAAGCCAATTCAGAAAACTTACACGGGGCTGCCCATAAAGGTGTTCGGTGTAAACTTACATTGGTATTTGGATTAGATAAAGTACATCGGTGTAAACTTACATAAACATACTAAACTTAGCTTACATATGTGTAATCTTACAGCGGGTGTAAGTTTAGCGCAGTCCTAAACTTACACCCGCCCTCAAGCTCCGTGTAAGTTTACGCTCATGTAAGTTTACTAGAGCGTAAGAAAGCGGTAGCCCGAAGGCTACCGCTCCCTTACAGGCGTGTAAGTTAAGTGTAACTTACACGGAAGTAATTCGGGGGTGAATTACTTCTTTACCAATTGTGGAGTGCCATTGGCGCTCCAACGAATTTGCACTTCGCACTTCGCCTGTTTTGCGGCTTGACGGAGTGTTGCACTTACACGAGCCTTGTCGGTCTTGTAAGTTTTGGCAGTTGGGTTAACTTGCATGCCTGTAAGTTTAAGAGCCTTGCCCTTGCCCAACTTTGTCAGAGCGTTCACCAATTCCTGAGGAACGAGACTCTGACGACCACGAGGAACGAATTCCATCGCTGACTCTTCAATTACTTCAAATTCCATTTTCTTGCCTTCCGTTATATCAAGACGGTGTTGCCTTGATAAAAGAAACATTATCGGAACCCAAACACAAATGCAAGGTAATCAAAATGTAACAATGTCGGGAAAGTCAATGCCCATATGAGATATATCACGGGGAATGTTACAGTTTTATTACAGATACCCTTTTCCCTAAACTTACACGATTTTTGCCTAAACTTACACAAACATATCTTAACTTACATATGCGTTAGTTTGCGGGTTTCATAAAGTACATGCGTGTTCTCTTACACAAGTGTTAGTTTTCTCACATCATAAAGATATGCTCAGTTAACTTACAACCATGTACTAAATGTTAACTTACAACGGTGCAAACTTACACAGGTGTAACTTTTGCAAGGCACAAAAGTTACACCTGCCTGTAAACTTACAGCTGTGTAAGTTTAGACAGGCAAAGAAAAACCCCCGCTTTTGGCGGGGGTTTATCTTACTTGCTTGTAAGTTTACTCTCTTTCCATGTACCACGCTAACGCTACTGGCAGGATTATCCATGACCAAAGAATAAGGACACCATAGATTATTTTTAGTATGTTCATTGTTACACTCCTGTAAGTTTAGAATTCATTGTTTATCCTCTAGGTTCATAATGGTAGTAGTCTTCTTCGTACACATCTTCACAGTAACTAGGTGCGATTTCACAACGACTGGTGTTCGGTTCTCGGAAAGTCACAGAAACAAATGCACTTATCCAAAGAATAATAACGAAAATAAGAAATGAATTCTCTTTCAAGGTTTCCTTCCATTGACCTTCTCTGAAAAGCGGGGCATATTTTCTCATATCACTATTTGCCTTTCCGTGTAAGTTTAGAATTCGGTAAGAATATCTTCGGGTAGTTCGTCTGTAATGTCTCGCTCATCGGCATCGTCAATGTCATCGTCTAACACTTGTGCAAAAATTACACTCATGTCAGGATCATCACCGTTGTTGTTTTTGATAGAGCGCAAAATTTTGCCTAGATGCTCAACGCTCTCGGCTTCATACAGAAAACTATCTGCCCATTCTGCATCGCCTTGCTCAAACTGCCAGGATACTTCGTAAGTGTTCATTGTAAGTTTTCTCCCGTGTTAGTTTTGGGTCTCGCCCAAAGTTGATGAATATGAATGTTCGCTATCTTCAATTTGTGTCGTGGTGTTCAGTATCCCGCAATATTTACAAGTTGCGTGTATTTGAGTGATCGTATATTTCCCGTGTTGTGTCTCGGTTGTATCTGTACCAATGAACATATATTCATGCGGTAGATCATCTCGGTAATTTATGCGGTTCCTAATCTTACAGGTTAGATAGGACATGGTGTAAGTTTTGCCTTTCGTTTAGGTGCGACTTGTTTCGCTACGCTCAACCCTACCCCATACCTAACCCAATTGCAAGCATTATTTTTGGGCTAATTTGACCCTGTTCCAGACCCTGTGTAAGTTATCCACGAAATACATTCTCATAAAGTTACATAGCTGTAAACTTACATAGAAAATGTACACTAAACATAAAGGTACAACGGTGTAAACTTACATGGGCGTAAGGTTGTTAGCGAAGCACCTTACGCCCACCCAGAAGGTTCCCTGGGAGCCCCTCATAAAGTTTCATCCGTGTAATCTTACACGGCTGTAAGGCTCTCCTGATGCGTCTGGTGAGTTTTTGGGTTTGGGTTTGGTGTAAGTTTTGTGTCATTTTTTGGGTTATTTTGTAACCAAATTGTCATCAAATTGTAACGCTATTTTTGAGTTGTTTTGTCATATTGGGTGTAGTCTTACATCAGTGACCAACGGGGTCACACTTACAGAAAGGCAAGGACATGGCAACAAAGCAAACGCCAAAGCAACGGGCTAGTGCGCTCATTGCAAAGATGGCAAAGCACAATACAAAGGCAAGCAAAGCAAGGGTAAGACAGTATGCAGACCATACAGAACTTGCAATTGCAATGTACAAGGCATACGACATGCCAAAACTTCCACTAGGTGACAATGCTCGCATGCATGCGCTCACTCATGGCGTAAGTGTTTTGCAGTATGAAGTATGCGCTCGCAAGTCAAAACTAAATGACAAAGGCGTTATGCGCCCAGAGTTGGCAGTGCTTGCAATTATGCTCTCACTTGTAGAGTTTGATGCAAAACTTGCAAATGTTGGGTATGCACGATATGCCGTAAATGGTACAACACTTGCAAGTGATGAGAGTAACCCAGACGCTTACAAAGTTTTGTTGTATCGCAAGTAAACAAAACAAAAAGCAAAAAGGTACGGGGCAGAGATGCCCCGTATTTTTTTTGTATGCACTGTTGCATAAAGACAACACTGCCGTTGCGAATTGGTAACACAAGTGTTGCGATAAAGCAACATTGCAATTACTTTCATGTACTAAAAATGGTACATAGTGTTGCATTTATGCAACGGGTGTGATCTCCTACCTTCGTGGGGAGCTCCACACCCGCCTGAAAACTTACATGGATGTAAGTTCCTTCCTTGTAAACTTACACTCATGTAAAAGCATCATAAAAACATTCACTAAAGATACGGAGTGTACCGTCTATGGTGGGCATGGTGTAAAGGAGAGAACCCCCCGATTTCTCAGGGGGTTCTTTTTGGATGGAGATTATTTTCTATTGTTTAGTTCTAACCATGTCCTAGACATTGTTACATCCTTCACCGCTTTATTGTAACCAATCTCGTATGCGAACCATACGACTACTGATGTAACCATGATAAACATGGTGAACATACCGAACCAATTCATACGAGACCCCATACTTGTAGCCATGTCTGCATAATGATTTCAGCCTGTGCCTCATTGATACATGGCATGGTGAATAGGTGACTGTCTGAACTATCACCCGTTGGGCTGGCGACCCATATGGTGAGGATATGTCCTGTCTGTACTACCGCTACGGGCATTCCCTTCATTCGGATATTTGGTCTTGTCTGTGTATTCATTGGTATTCTCCTTGTTGTTGGTTGTTTATAAAGGTGCTGTAATCATTCACTAAAGAGACCGTATGGGGGCTCTATGGTTGGGAGGGGGTTTTGGGGAGAGGATTTCTCCCCTCCCCAACGGACTACATCTTGAAGATGTAAACCGCATTCACCATGAGGTGGTCGGGTTCGGTTTCGGCGGTATGGCTATCCAATACCCGAACATATCCGATTTTTTCGGCATAGGTGCTGATTGGTGCTAGCGGTGCTAATTTCTCCCGAAGGATATTTTCAGGGCGGGTATTTACCCGTTCCGCAATGGTATTCACGAAAACTATCGGAGCACCATTATCGGAGCACCAACGCCTACGGGCTTCACCATTCCAACGCTCCATAGCGTGAGGGCAAGATTTTTTACCCTTAGCGGTAGCGTCTATGAGGTTCCAAAATAATTCCATTTTGTGGATTTTGGTTTTACCGTTGCCTAGTTGCTCCACTACTTGCGTAGCGATTGGTCGGCATTGGTTTTTACCTGCCTCAATGTTATTTTTTTCTACCGCCTTAGCGGTGCTAATTGCTCTAGTTGCCATGTCCTTATCTCCTATCGGGAATCGTTCGTTCATCCCGATAACTAAAGCATAGTCCAATGGCTAACCAATTCAAGCACCCAATCTATGACTCAATCCTATAAAAGCCTTATTCCATAAGGCTTAGATAATGACCGAAAAAAAATCCGCATAATGACCGAAAAAAAATCCGCATAATGACCAATTTCGGACTAGACCCATTGACCCTCCCGAACACAGGTTCGCCCACCCCTCCTGAGAGATGCATAACACTCTTGGAATATATACTCAATTTTTCTAAAAAATGGCGTGGGCGGGATTCGGGCATGGGCGGGTTTAAAATGCGGGAGAATAGAAAAGAGACCGCTTTGCGGGCGGTCTCTCTTTCTTCTCAGTGTGTTAACTATAACGGTCCTAAGATAGCGAAATTCGTTCTGCTCTGGTGATAGTGCAGATCACGATTGCCGCTTGACACTTTTAGGGTGCCAAGGAAATTATATCACATTGTAGATATTTCTAGAGAGCTACTTTTTAGAGTTGCGGTAGAATCCACTGCCTTTGAGTTCTATCATCGGCGGGGAATAGATTTGTTTTAGCGTAGCGTTGCATTCGGGGCAAACATCTGTTTTACTATCTTCCAGAATGGATCTAAACTCTTCATGAGTATGTCCATTAGAACAGCGATAGTTGTATTGTGGCATGTTCCCATTATAGCGTAAGGATGGTATACTTCCTATATGAAAGTTTGGATTGACCATATGAATCACGACCACTCATCTATATCTAATTTGATTAGCGAAATGAACATAATGTGGGCATTGATGGCATTAATGGCTGCTCATCATTTTTGGATGTGGAAAAAATCAAAAGGTTGTCACTGTCATAAAAACTGTAAATCAAAGAGCGCAAGTTAATGAGAGTCTGGATTGACCAAGACTTATGTACTGGCGATGGTCTGTGCGCCGAGATAGCACCCGATGTGTTTACGATGATGCCCGATGGTTTGGCGTATGTACGAGAAGGAGACAAAATATTTGCCTCCTCTGTGGGAAACCCCGAAGGCGCAGCTGGCTTAGCTTCTTTCGCTGATGATCGGCTGGAAGATGTCGTTGAAGCCGCCGAGGAATGCCCTGGCGAGTGTATTTTCATTGAACCTTAAACTCACAAACAACAGCAGGTAAGGTTTGGTTCTTAGTACTTTCGGAGCCACCGTGGTATAATGTAAAGATGTACGAATATCGTGTGAAGAAGGTTTTGAAGATTGTTGACGGAGATACAATTGATGTGGACATTGATTTGGGGTTTGACATCTCCTATACGCAAAGAGTGCGATTGGCGGGAATTGATACCCCTGAATCTCGCACGAAAGACGCACGAGAGAAGGTTCTGGGGCTTGAGGTAAAAGAGAAGCTGAAGAAATCAATTGATGCTGCCAAAGATGTAGTGATCAAAACCGAAAAACCAGACAGCTCGGAAAAGTACGGGCGCATTCTGGGTTGGGTATATCTTGATGGGGCTGCCAAGTCAATCAACGAACAACTCATTGAAGAAGGTTACGCCTGGGGATACATGGGTGAAACCAAGATCAAAGACTTTGACGCTCTGCTCGCAAAGCGCAACGCTCACAAAGCATAGCCTCTACTCGTCAAAAGACTTGCGAAAGCTATTGCGAACTCTATGCCTGGTAAGGGATTTCTGACGATGCCTTTGGCTTAGTCCGATTTTTGCCACCCACCACAATAAGATTAATCCAAGAATGTAATATGCCATATCCGCTAAGAATAGCAGGCATAATTCAAATAACCACCATATCCAAAAAAAATAATTCATCTGTATGTTTGGAAGTCAATATTGACAACCATCCTAAACGGAGAGCGAACGGGATTTGAAGCGGCATGGATGTTGCTACCGTCAAAGATGATAGCTCGCCCTGGCTTTGGATATACGGTGTCTTGGAGCTCGTGTGCTTCGTTAAAAAAGTAAGTTGGTCCATCTGAGTCATTTATGTAATATAGAAGAACTTTGTGGTCAACGGGCTCGCCATTATCGTACTCTAAATCAACATGAGGAACTTGAGGCTCATAGTGCATCATCGGGGGGTAAGGGGAAGTAACATTAACTTTAGCCCGCAATAGGTTGATATTTCCAAACTTATCTGCTAGATTACCTACAAGCTTCTGGATTGCTGGAAGATGAGTTGAGGCAATATCTGATTCCGACTCATACAGGTGATGAGACATCTGCATTGGTGCATGTGACCACTTAGCATCTTCGTGGTAAATATGGCTGCGATAGAAGCGGTAAGGAACTTTAGGATTAGTAAAGTAATCGTAAAGATACGACTGTTCTTCTATAGGTACATAGTTATCAATAATAAACATGGCTGGCGAGGTAGGGCTTGAACCTACGACCCAGGGATTAACAGTCCCTTGCTCTGCCAACTGAGCTACTCGCCAATGTTTTATAAATTATATCTTATACTCAGCTTGAATTTTTATCTTTCTAAAAAATAAATTAAGAGTAAGCCTTGATGAGTTTATGTCATCATATGAACCAAATCCACTTTGCGGAGCATGTCTTTGATCTGAGCGATAGAGAACCAGTCTGTTGAAAACATTATCAACAATTTGCTCATTGCCATCATGTGTGATAATAGTCCCGCTATTGCTTTGTGGATTTTTATTTAAATAAATAACCCCTGCATAAGCAGAGGCATCAACATGAAACCAGTTTTTATTAAAAATTTGACTTTGATCAAGGATGTGAAAGGTTGCGTTTCCATTCCATTCAAAAGAATACTTGATTCTTTTACCAAAAGACTGAATAGATACTTTGTCTAAAATTTTATTTACAGTATCTGAAAAGAGATACATGTCGCTGTTTGACATACATTCAGTTCTTAGCCCAGACCAGTAAGCGTTTTTTTCTGTTGGATGTGTGTCTAATTCATAGAACTGTTGTTGTTTTGCAAAGTCAACAATTTCTTCTGGATTGTCCAATACATTATCAATAATAAACAAGCTATTTAACATTGACTACCTCCAAATAATAAGTGCAATTGTAATTGCATGAAGTGTGAAATACACTGCATGTGTAATCTTATCTTGTTTTGACATTATTCACCCCCTCAAAATTATTCAGAGATGATGTCATAATCATATCGGTCATCATCTGATGTTACCCATTTGTCCCCATCTTCCACATCCCAGACTTTTGTATTGATCAATCTTTCAATCAATCTTTCGTCTTTCTTTGTTGTGTAAGAAGGATCCCATAGCCTAACCCTGTTATTTGGCTGAATGGCAAAATTACCATCTTTTCTGTTTATTACATGACCGCACTTATGCTGACCTGGATTAATTGAATAACCAGTGTTTATGATATTTGAATCAGGGGTGTGCCAATCTAGTGTAAACATATACTTACCATCAACTTTATTTTTACGCCTGTCAAGGTAAGTCATGGACATACCACGCATGTGTTCAAAAATTGTCACTGTGATATGAGAAGAGAAACTGTTCCACATAACTAAATCATGTAGGTCAACTTCGGGGCTGTCTAGGGATGAACAAAAAGCATTTATTGGAGCTCTCCACCAAACACCACCGTCTTCCATTAAGAAATGAAACACAGGTGCTCTATCTGGTATTGATGCTACTCCAAAAATTACACATGGAAATTTAACATCATGACTGTCAACTTGATTTCTCAAGAAGTTACCACGCACATAGCATTCAATTGGTGGAATATTTGCATTTAGTTCTGGCATATTATATTACTCCTTATATCAGAGCCCCCTCTCGGACTTGAACCGAGGACCGCTTCATTACAAGTGAAGTGCTCTACCACTGAGCTAAAGGGGCGGGTATTTAAAACAGCGGAATAAAACCTTCCACATTTGTTTTAACATCTGGTATGTTCGTTACATCAAACCCAATTGTTAATCTATTCCCCTCAAAAGGCTCTGTTGCAACTACTTTATGAAGTATATCACCTCTGCCAAAGTAAATTTGTCCAGACTCATTTTTGATTTCAAAATTTTCAAAAACAGTTTTTGTTTGCTTTGGATCAATCGTAATATAGCCATGCCAGGGAAAAGAGTGCTTGTGTTCAATAATAAGTTTTGGGTATTGATTAACATTCAACCAAGCTTGAATCCATAAATCTTGCTGACCAATGTACTTATGAATATGAGATTTAACTTCACTGAGCAATGAATACATCAGACTAGATGGGGATGTTGCTTGAAATATATTGTACGAGCTGTATTTCTCTGTAGTAGACCAGTTATATTTAAATCTAAAATCCCTATCTACTTCTTCCAATAGAGAAATAAAAGCACTTTTGTTATTTACAATAAGATTGGATTTTTCTAAAAAAATCATTAACACCTCTTCTTTTAATTAAAATAGTTTTATCAAAAAATATTATATGTATTGTATTTTACTTGATAAAGCATACTTTACAATTCCAAAATTAGCGCTAACGATATCTGCTGCAACAAGTGTATAGTCATATAGTATATTATCAATTCTTCTTCTATTGTACGCCGAGTGATATTCAATTAAGTAAACATCTGGTTTAATAACCATGTTCTCTAATATCTCAATCTCAGCACCTTCGGTATCAATTTTCACAATATCTGCTTTTGGTAGTAAACTTGCTGCTACAACAGAAACATCCTCGCCTTCCTCAACTTGCTCAGCGCCATGTTGAAAACTACACTCGCCAACATTATGAGCTCCATAGTGCATTCTTCTTTGTTCTGTCTTTGAACCTATTGCAAGATTCATAGCCATGATATTTTCAATATCTTTTGTGTTTAGTTTTAAAAACTCAAAATTTTTTTTAATTGGCTCATATGAATAGATTTTTGAATTCTTCCATCTTTGATTAGCCCATAAACAAAATCCACCAATATTGCCGCCAATATCCAGAATTACTGGATATTCTTTTTCATACGGAATGTCGTATTCCCCTTTAAATATTTTTTCAATATGAGGAATCATGTTATCTGGAACTTGCATTAAGACTTCTTCTTTACTTGTTTCTTTATAGCTTTCTTTACAATTTTTTTCTGAGCTCTTGGCTTAGGCATGTCTGGAACTGGCATCCACTTACCCATTGATTCTGCAAGGCTGTCAATAATTCTTTCATTCTCATACTCAATGAGTGAAATAACCATTTTATGCACCGCTTTAGCCTTTGCATCATCTGAGTCTGGTTTAAGAACCTCATGTACTGCTTCTTCAAGAACAGCTAGGTGGCAATGAAGCAATTCGTGAACAATTGTTGCACGAATATCTTCTGGTGTGTCTTTCCTAAAATCTTTGTGTAAATACATTTTTGCTAGGTGTTGACCATGAATAACTTCTGTTTCACCAAGGGCATCAGCACTAGATGGCTTTGCTTGCATCATGATTGTCCAATTAGAAAGACCCATCATGTTCTTAAGCTTGTTTACATAACGAATAACCCAGGCATCCATCTCTTCAACTTTTGCAGGCTGTCTTGCCATCTTATATACCACAGTTGTCCTCCACGGCTTTTCTTTCTTCATCATCTGCAAATAGGCGAACAGCGTAGATACATGGATCCCCACCCTCTTCCCATTCCACATCCTCATCATGCGTGGTTGGAACACCATCATGTGTTGAACACACTGGTCTACTGATCCAACCATTATCTATCCCAGTAGCAATCCATTGCTCAAAATTTACTTCCATTGTTCCAAAAAATGGATTAAAATTTTTTTCTGGGTCATAAAAATTATCTGTCATTATCATCATCCTTATATTTATTAATAATAATATACCCTGTTTCTGGACAGAAACTGGTGGAATTAATAGAATCTATTTCTTTTCTTACAACGACTCTTTTTAACCACCGATCTGATCCGTCATATTTAGCATTAAATGATGTTCTGCCGTGAACAGTTGTTGCATTATCAATTATAATCAGATCACCAGTGTTTAGAAAAATTGTTTGCTTATTTCTTTCAATAGCTTTATTAAAAATATTTAAAGCCATTTGCGCTTCTGTTGTTATTCCGCTCATAACGGTTCTATCATATTTCATTTTGTATTGACCATTTGAATCAATGGTTAAAATTGGAAGTCTTACAAGAGTATTTTTTTCTCCGTTTAATCTAAAACTTTCATCAACAGATGTTTCAAATAAATCTTTTTTTAAAATATTAATAATTCCAATATGTATATCTTTTAATACATCAGATAAAAGAGCATATGTTGTTCCAGCATTCTCATCTCCACGCAAGCATAGAAGAAGTAGGTAATCTGGAAGATGAGGATGGAAAGCAGCCTCTGTGTGAAGTTCTAGCGCAGCTTTTGAAGATGACGATATTTGATTTTCTGCTGATTTTTTAATTGGAAAAATATTTTGAACAATTTTTCCATCTTGTTCCTGAAGATACCCAACTGGGTGTCCGTATCTTTTTGCATAGAAAAGGATTGCTTCATCAGCTTCATCTGTATTTGGAATTGTTGATAAATTAACAGGCGTTAATGGAATATCACCAATATTTAAATCTTTAAATAAAATCATAAATCACCCATTGGTAGAAGAAACTCTCCACGAATCCACATCAGTGCAATCGCAGCATAACCGCCAATATCAAGCAATGTGTCATAAACGCTTTCATCTGAGACTGCATTAGTAACTCCCTTTGGTTTTGATAAAAGATTTTCTAACCTAGCTACTTTGTCATGCAGCCTGATAGTCAGACCGTTAAGACCAAATCTTTCAATATTTTTTGGACCGTAATCTTTTTGTTTTTTAATCAGAGTAGATGAAAGCATTTCTTTGTCTAAAGAGATACCATTTACCTTACAGTAGTGCAGAGCGGCAGCACCAATCATTGACCATAACCAACTATGGTACTGCCGACAATACATCAACTTATCATCATTTTCACCTGTGTAATAATGAGGGTCACTTTCCCATGTTTTATTATCAATGCACCAACCAATAATTTTTTTAATATTATTAACATGATCATCTGATAATTCAATGTTTAAGTTATCCCAGTAAAAATTACTTATCCGTGATTTCTGAGAAGTACCACACTCAATAGTCATACCAGTTATATCAAACCTATCTACGAACCAAAATAAGTCTTTTACGGCTTCTTCCGCACAGAACTCCCATGATTTTGTATTTCGTATGACTATTGTTTTTTCCATATTAGCTATTTGCTCGTTCAACCTTTGGGTCTACAATTTCAAAATGTCCACGCTTTACCTTCTTGAAGTAAGAACGATTTGCATTATAGAAGTTGTAAAAAGTTGGTAGTGAGATTTCTACATCCGTTGCAAGCTGCACAGGTGTAATGACCTTACCAACATTTCCACTAAGGAAACTAACAATGTTATCTTGTTTTGACTTTCTTCCACTCATTTGATTTACCACCTTTTCTTTGAACTTAAAAAGCTCAGCGTATTTTGAATATGATTTTTCATCAATGCTGTAATACTTAATGGTCTTTGATGGAGACCAACCTTTGTAGTGACCGTAAATAACAGAAGCAGCTTCTCTGTGGTCTGAGACTGGGATCAAGCCAATAAGCTTGTCAAAAATTACACTGAACTCTTTTGTTGCAGTAAATCCAGAATCTTCTTCGTTGATGTTTTCTTCTGACATATATAGCCTTTCTCTAGGTGAGAAGAGCGTATCATTATTAGAAAAGGAAATCAACGGGATAAGTGATTATTTTAAAAATAAAAAACAGGCATCCTCACACATTTATAATAACCTTTCGGAATACTACAAACCTGAAGATGCCTGTTTAAATTTATTTTTTAGTTGATACTTTTTTAACGACTTTAGTTGTTACTGGCTTTGTTTCTTGTTTTGGATTGTGTGATTCAATGTGTTTGTCAAGTTTGCTCTCTACAACCTCAACATCACTATGAAGATCTCTTAGCAAAGAAGCGACTACGCCATGATCGTTTTTGTTTTCTATTCTTCCCTTTTGTACCAAAGCTACCAGGATTCCCCCGACAGCAGCAATTAGAGCAACAGTTACGGCTTCCATCAACCCTCACTATTATGCAAGCAGAAAGCTTGCAATATCCTCTACTGACATATCAAACTTACCGAACTCTTCTTCAAAAGAAGAGAGTGCCGTAACAAGATCGCTCTTCTTAACTGTTTTTGGGTCAAGCGGGACTTCGTTTGTAGCCGATGTCTTTCCAGCACCAGATGTTGGTGTTGATGCAGAACCAGCTGTTGGGACTGAACTTACTTTCTTTTCTGGGTCAAGAGGAACTTCATTAAACATTCCCTTGATAATATCAACTTGCGAACTATGCCATGCGGCAGCCTTAATGTGATCTTGCATTTGTTCTGCGGCAGTTTTTGCAGCAGTTTCGTGCCAAGACTTCATTGAGTTGTGGTCAGAGACCATTTTTTTCATATTGTCTTTCATATATTCTCCTTGTATTAAAGATATGCTTACTAGCATATCATAGTAAATTTTTTATAACCTCATCAGCAATGCTGATTCCAACACTTTTATCCATTTCTTCTTCCATATCGTCTTCCATATCGTCATCCCCTTCTGGGGTTACGACTCCATCTGGAATGATGGCAAATCTGCACATTCCGTCATCCTCAACTTCTTGAGCAATAACCATACATACACCATTACCTTCATAGAGAACACAATTAGAGCATTTAACGCCGATATCCTTAACTTCGTTTTCTTCAGCGCTCTCGTAACCAGCCCAAATGCCAGTTTCATCTTCATTGAACTTTCCATAAGTCCGAGCAATTGTTACAAGTGCATCGGCAAGAGCTGCCTCTTCCTCTGCTAAGTCTTCTGCGACTTTATAAACATCAAAACTTTTATTCACTGTTCTATAACCTCCACCTCTTTTTTTATATTCACGAACAAGCCATGCATTTGCATATGCAGATGGATAAACATCAAATTTAGCCTTAGCTTCTGCTTTAACCCTAGCATATAAAGCTGGATTTGTTGGAACATTTTTTGTTTCTGCTTTTTCTGTTGAAACATTTATTGGCTTTTTATCTTCTCTTTGTTGAGTAGATTCAGCAGTTCTTTTTCTTCTGACGGCTGAGGCGATTTGTTCTGGTGTCATTCTCGCTGCTCTTGAAGCAGGAACGCATTTTGGATACTTACCAGAATCTGCATCTGCACGACCACACGGTTCAAATCCACCACCAGGCTTTGGTCTTGAAATATCAACCCATTTTTCTTTAAACCATTCTTTCAAAGACTTGATTGCATATTCAATATTCTCTTCCGATAGAAGATCATCATCTTTACCAATATCACCAATAGCAAGGGCTTGAGCAAGAACTTTTTTCCTTGCAGATTTTATTGATGCTTCATTGCCTGGGGTGTAGATATAACAAGCACCTGAGTCTCCCCATTTAAAACCTGGTTTTCCATCTTCTGAACATTTATTCACTGGCATAATCTATTATTTTATCATATTATTCATAAATACTCACAACATCAGCCTGCTCCCAGCGTTGAACTGGGATTTGTACACGCCAAAAGTATGCGGCAGCGTCTTCGGATGAATATACGATTCTTGCATAAGCTTTCTTAGCACCTTCGTCATAAACAGGGCATTCCCCATATGAACAGAAATAAAGTGCTTTGTATTGATACCTGTCCTCATGCCAGTGAACTGCATTAACAACAACAAGATTTCTATTGCAATATGGACATGTTCTTGTCGGATATGGAAAGTCTTTAATTACCTGTCCCAAAATCATATCTATCTTCTCCGTTTTCATTAAATATTTTTTTTCTTAAAATATATGTAATGATTTCATCAACTTTGTTTCTTGCTATCTCTATTCCATCCATCAAAGAATTAAGTTCGTCAATTGTCATTTCATACTTATCTTCTGGAGACATAATAATAAAAGCTGGAACATAACTATCCTCAAAAGGCACAGCCTTAATTATAATCTGGAGAGACTCAATATCCTCTAGATTAATATCAGAGTTAAAACTAGTTATTCTCATATTTACGCTTATTTTTAGTATTAGTATTTGGTGGAGGTAAAGTTTTATTTGTATTAGTATTAACTTTATCTGTTGGTTTAACAAATCTAATCCATTGATAAATAAACATAATAACAAAGCTTGCCTGTATGCTAAGATCCTTATCCAGTAATTGATTTGTAGAGTACTTCAGACCAAAAGCAGATACAGTAAACCAGACTATCCAAAAGAAAAAATTTGACATGTAGACAGGATATCAGAAAAATTAAAAAAAAATCATTTACTCAGGAATTTTTTCAGATTTCATGGTATGCTTCGCATGCGGGCATGCGGGAAAACCTAGCATACTTATAAACTATATATACTTATATACTTAGTATACTAAGTATACCAACACTATGTTCCGAACGGAAAAGATGGTAAGGTAGAAGCATGCAGATTATTGCTGTTGTAGAATCAGATGATTATGGTCCTGCTGCAATTGTTGACCCCGAACAAATCAGTGTTGTCAAATTTGATGATTTTTATCTTGCGGCTACAAGGTGTGTTTTTACCAACATGCCAATCAGCGTAGAAATATCTGAAGAAACAGCCAACGAGCTGATGCAAAAAGGTGTAAAATGTTTGTCTATGTCGTCAGACAAAATCGTTCTGGAGAATGAAAAAGAGTAACACCTTTAATGAAAAAAATTAGCTGGTTTAGTCTAAATCATGTAGATGCATCTGGTGACACTTGGTATAGCCAGGGTTACTATAATGCTGCCCTGTCTACAATCAGAGCCTTGCAGGAAAAAGAGTGTGCGGTGTTTTATACACGAGAAGACATTCCGTATCACATCAACTTCTGCCCCCCAACTTACTATCAGCTAAAGTCAAAATACAATATTGGTTATACTCCTTGGGAGTCAACCAAGATCCCTCCACACTGGATTGATAACATGCGTAAGTGTGATGAGGTTTGGGCTACATCTGATTTCATCAGAGATATTTATATTAAACACAATGTGAATGCAAATGTATTTACCATCCCTCACGGTATCTCTCCAGAATTTTCTATACTTGAAAGAGAACTAACTGGGAAGTTTAATTTCTTACATGTCGGTGGAGATTCAAAAAGAAAAAATGCACAAATGGTTGTTGACGCTTTTCTTGAGTTATACGATGGCAATGAAGATTTTCAACTAGTTTTAAAGTATAACAAGTTCTGCTATGCAGAGTGTTATGTTAATGATCAACTTGTGCCAGCTCATAATCACCCTCAGATTCTTGGGATTCCAGATAACTTTAGCACAGAAGATTTAGTATCTTTGTATCACAAATGTCATTGTATGGTTTATCCAACAATGGGTGAAGGTTTTGGAATGATTCCTTTTGAGGCAATTGCAACTGGTCTACCAACAATTGTCACAAACTTAACTGGTTGTGCTGATTTTGCAAAATATGGCATTCCTCTTGAAGCTAGTTTTGTAAAAGCTGATTGGCAAGATCATCTCTACGATTGTGATACTGGGGATTGGGCAAGTCCAAATTTTCAACAACTCCTTGACTTAATGGAAAATGTTGTAAATGAGTATGATGATTTTAAAAAGTATGCGTTTAAATCAGCAAGGATTATTCACTCCGAGTGGTCTTGGTCATCTGTCGCAGATAAAATTTTAAACCGTCTTGATTTTTATCAAAAATCTTTGTCGTAGTCCTAAGTACTAATCTTTGACTCTGCTATGCTCAGCGTCTAAACTAGTTGTTCTTACTTTTGGAGGTATGTAGATGTCACTGTTGTCAAATGATTTTATTGCTAGTTATGGTTCAAAGACCCCGCCTTGGGGTTTTGGTGGACTTGGAGAAGTTGTGTTCCTTAGGACATACAGTCGCAAGATTGAAGGAACTGACTCAACAGAGTCTTGGGTTCAAACTATAAAAAGAATTATTGATGGCGCTATTGAAATCGGAGTTCCCTTTTCTCAGGAAGAGGCAGAGAAATTATTTGATCACATGTTTAATCTTAGGTGCTCAGTCTCTGGCAGAGCCCTCTGGCAGCTCGGTACACCTCTTGTAAGTAAGTTTTCTGGAACTTCACTTAACAATTGTTTTTATACAAACATTGAAAAGATTGAAGACTTTGAACTCTTGTTTGATTACTTGATGCTTGGTGGCGGTGTTGGCTTTTCTGTTGAGCGCTCAAAGATTCATGATCTGCCAAAGATTAAAAAAGTCAATTACATTACAGCAGAAAGAACAGCAGATGCTGATTTTATTGTTCCAGACTCAAGACAGGGGTGGAGAGAACTTCTCCACAAAGTTCTTGAATCTTATTTTATTACTGGAAAATCCTTTACATACTCAACGATTCTTATTCGTGAGTATGGAGCGCCGCTAAAGACATTTGGTGGTATTGCCTCTGGTCCAGGAGCTCTCGTAGAAGGTCTTGTTGATATTGGCAAAGTTCTTGATAATCGTGTTGGGAAGAAACTTCGTTCAATTGATGTGTTGGATATTTGCAATATCATTGGTCGTATCGTAATTTCTGGCTCCTCACGCCGTTCAGCACAGATTGCTATTGGCGATCCTGATGATATGTTATTCCTTCGTGCAAAAAACTGGGGAAGCGGTAATGTCCCAGCTTGGAGATCAAATAGCAATAATAGTATTTACGCAGACTCCTATGATGAAATTGTTCCAGAATTCTGGAAGGGTTATGACGGGACTGGTGAGCCATACGGCTTGCTAAATAGAAAGATGGCAAGAACATACGGAAGATTGGGTGAGAAGTCACCAGATCCAACAGTTGAAGGGTTTAACCCATGCGCAGAAATTGCGCTATCAGATGGTGAATCTTGTAACCTCTCTACAATCTTTTTGCCAAATATTGAGTCGTTGGCTCAAATGCTTGAGATTTCAAGACTTCTGTATATGGTTCAGAAACAAATTACAAGACTTTCATATCCATACGAGAAGACAAATACAATTGTTCATAAGAATGGTCGCCTTGGTCAATCTGTGACTGGTATTCTTCAGGCAACAGAAAAGCAAGTTGCATGGCTTGATGAGACTTATGTATACCTCAAGAGCTTTGACAAAGCTTACAGTGAAGATCACGGTTGGAATCCTTCGGTTAGACTTACCACTGTCCAGCCATCTGGAACCCTTTCGCTCTTGCCAGGTGTGACACCAGGTATTCACCCAGCATTTGCTAACTTCTATACAAGAAGAGTTCGTTTTAGCTCTGTTGATCCTCTAGTGGATGCCTGTCGTAAGCGTGGGTACAAGGTTGTTTGGGATATTGGGCTAGATGGTCGTGAAGATCATACTCGCTATGTTGTTGAGTTCCCATGCAAATCACCACAGGGGGCTGTGTTAGCCGCAAACATGACTGCAATAGATCAGCTTGAGTGGGTAAAGAAGATGCAGACTGAGTGGGCTGACAATGCTGTTTCTGTAACAGTGTATTATCGTAAAGAAGAGTTGCCAGCCATTCAGGAATGGTTGTCTAAAAACTACGATAAGAGTGTTAAGTCTGTTTCATTCCTTTTGCATGTTGATCACAACTTCCCGCTTCCTCCGTATGAAGAAATTACTGAGGAAGAGTACAACAAGTCGGTTGCAAAACTAGACTTTTCAATCCCACTTCAGCAAAACTCTAGCGATCTAATGATTGATATGGATGATTGTGCAACGGGTGCATGTCCGATACGCTGATATCTGAACACAGCTGTACTGTTTTTGATTAAAACTAGTGTATAATTAAACCTATGTCGTCAGATATGATCAAAGATAAGAATATTTGGGTTCCAGAGCGCTCTTACGGAGTGTGTGTATACTTTACGGCTGAAGGTGAAGCGTTGTCGGATGGCGATGGTGTCCTTTCAGCAGAGGGTATTATGTATGATTTAAGCATTGAGAAAAGAGTTCTTGATGCTGGTAAGTACTGGTCTGGCGATGATGATGGACATGTTA